CAAATTCCCCTGCGACGGAAAAATCTTCTCAAAAAATTGTTTGTTCATTTTCGCAGAGACAAAAATAGCGGAGTCGCCCCCGCTAGGATGAACTGACTGAGTCAGTCCTGCTTTTCTATAGCAGACGTGGTTATCGGCGCGTCCACCATCTCCTGTAGGTATGCTCGAGAGGCAGCCAACGACTTCGCTGGAAGTACGCCGCTCTTCAAATCTCCCTCTACCAGATCAATGAATACGTTGATTCGTTCACGTTTGCTCGGACGTATTACGCCGCCTCTGAACCATGTGTGCAGAGTCATGCGTGTTACGCCGATCACTTGTGCTACGTACAGAGCCGGGAGGTTTGCGTTGATACAAATCTTCGCAAGTTCCAATCCCAGCTTGTAATCAGTAGCGCCGTGTACAGCCTCAACAAGTTTGGTACTGTACTTGGCAACCATCAGGTCTTCGTCCACTTCTTGACGATGTCGCTCACGTCAGCAACTTTCTCTGGTGCGGCTTTCTTCGTCTCGCGCAGAGTAGGTTCAGGCACTTCATCCGATGCGCTAACGGCGGGTGCTTGCACTTCCTCTTCCTTGTCCATCTTGAACACGGTCAGCTTCACCGCAGCTTCAGCAGCAGGGGACTTGGCCTGACGCGCCACGATTTCTTTTGCTTCTTCAGAGACAGCGGCTTCAGGAGAGAACAACAGGCGAGGCACGGGGGAGTTGATGTCGAACTGCATGCGGGTCACAACGCGCCCAGCAGATACGTTGTTGTTAGCCAGCATTTGAATGTACGGACGGAAAGGCCAACGACCATTCTCTTCTTTGCCAAAGCAAGACGTAGCAGGCAATACAAGCTGGTACACATCACCCGTCGGATCACCGGGGAGAATCACAGCAGTGCGCCACGACAGGCGGCATGCAGTACCTTGACCGCCTTGACCAGAGCCACGGACAGAGTTAGGGCACTCAGCGCAAGATGTAGCAACAGGCGCTTTCACATCCACGTCAGGGGTCTTCGAGTCAGACGACCAGCAAGCCGGAGCCAGCTTCACGCCCTTCTTGTATGACGACGAGTAGAACGTGCGTGATGCATCGTGGGACATCTTCACAAAGATAATGCCCATGTCGTTGTTGGTGTTCACCGACTGCTCTTTGCCGCCAACAATTTTACGGAACACACGACCTTCAATCGAGATGCGCTTGTTCTGCTTTGTGTTGCCAGCAACGGCAAGGGTGTCCTCATCAAGACCATCTGCGCCAAGAGCGGCGAGGGCGGAGGGATTCAAAGTTGCGAGTTCGTTAGCCATTTTCTATCCTTAAACTGTAGTTGCACTAGTTGATGATGCTTTGCGCACGACGATGTCGTATTCACGCAAGCTATTCACACCGGGCGGCAGACCATCGTCCTTGCGCTCAGCCATGAATTCTTTGAAATTGCGCTGATGGATACGGCGCTCCAGCAGATCGATCGACCCCTCGGTCTCCACGAACTTTTTGAAGTTGTCCCAATCAGTGCAAAAGAAACGGTCTTTGACTTGGCGTGTGACGGTGCCATACGTGGTCTTAAATCCGTTGGTGTTTGTTTGGTTGCAGATATCGAGCAAGGCAGCTTCAAGCTTCTCTATGTCGGTCTTCAACGCGCTGTCTTGTGCTTCATATTCAACCTTCAGCGTCTCACGCTGGCGGCGAATAGTCAAGTAGGTTTCCACTAGGGCTTCTACATCAGTCATTGCTGCTCTCCATTTCGTCAACAAACAGGTCTGCTAGTTTGGTGTGCATGTCTACTTTGTTCTGCAACATGTTGTACATACGTTTCTCCACCTCAGACCCTTGAAGATGGACCACCGTCATTTTGTGCTGCTGTCCCACGCGGTCGATCCGCGCAATACACTGTAAATATGTCTCTACTGACATCACGGGCGACCAGAACACAACAGTGTCAGCAGCCGTCAACGTGACCCCGTGTGATGCCGCCTGTGGTTGAATCACAAGGACTCTTGGACTCGTTGTAGTTTGAAAGGCGTTGAAGATGCGCCCACGCTCCGATGCGCTCACGTCTCCTGAAATAATTTCGTTGGATACACCAATGCTGTCCAAATACTTTTTGACGACAACAATCGTGTGCTTGTATGGAATGAACACAATCACTTTGTTTGCCGTCTCGTCCAGCACTTCACCCAATACGTTCAGACGCGGTGAGACATCAAACTCAACCACATTGGAGTCGTCGGTATAGACAGCGCCACCGGATAACTGCAAGAGGCGCGATAGCGCGGCAGCGGCGTTGACTGTACTAATCGTCTGCCCTGCGGCTTCGATCTGCATCTCCTTGAGCAGTTCGCGGTAGTACTTAGCCGCCTGCGGGGTAAGCGGAACATCACGCGTCACATTGACCACAGGGGGCAGATCAAGACACTGAGCCTTCTCGTACCGGATCGCGGGTTGCAACGCGCTGAATACACTATCTCGTGAATCAACCTTGGGTACCCACTTGAACTTCGTGACTTGGCGCATGACTTTATCTCGCCATGCCGATGCGTACTTGGGGACGTTCGATGGGTTGATCATCTTTGCCAGACCGAACGCGTCGATGGGTGATTGCGCTGCGGGAGTGCCCGTCATCATCCACAGGTACGTGTCTGCCTTAACAATTCGTGAAAGAGTTTTCCAACGGACAGTCGATGGGTTCTTGTACGCGTTTGCCTCATCTACGATGATCAGATCAAAGTCTGCTTGTTTGACCGCCTCTTCGACAACGCCTACGCCGTCAAAGTTGATGATCACAAAATCGTAGAGGCCACGAATAATCTTCTCGCGCTTGGACGATGAGCCGTGCGCGATACCGCACGTACGGTGCATGGCTGTTTTGAACAGATCACCTTGCCACGCGCTATGCATGATGGACAGGGGGCAGATCACTAAGCAGCGCTTCACCTTGCCCTGACGCATCAGATAGTCAGCCGCCCAGATTGCAGCGGAGGTCTTTCCAGTGCCTGCTTCGTTGAAGCAGAAGCTGCGCTTGTGCAGAGTAAGAAAACGCGCGGTGTCGCGCTGATGGGCGAACGGACTGAACATGCCCGGCCAACCGTAGTCGCGCTCGATAGGTGAAGGAATTTTTATAGACGTGGGAGCGATGCGTGAGAGACGTTGCATCTCGTCGAGGCCCCAATAGACCGCCACCTCGGACAGCTCACCCATGTCCCGTAGGATTTCGCTCTTATCGATGTATCTGTCGATCGTCTGCGCAATGTCACTGGGGCACATGAGTTTTAAAACTGTGTTGTCAACTATTTCCATACTGATTCCTAAACTGAATTTGAGTGCCAGCCCTGACGCGAGTTCAATAATGTCAGGAGAGACTCACCGGCTGGCTGATGCGGTTTGAGGGAAAGCTTACCTCTTCGGGTTGGTACCCCGGCCCACTCACACCTAACGGCCTGAACTCAAGTATGACGACGTATCGTCAAAAGTCAAGTTATTTTTTGCGTTCTTTTTTGCTGGTCTCTGACACAAGTGCGCCAGATGATGCGCGCTTGAACGAACGATTCGCGCTCACTGATTGCACAGAGTAACCATCTGCGTTCGTGCCGCCCTTGGACAGAGCTTTGCGATGCGCAATATCTTTGCCTTCACGTGCATCGGCCTTGCCGTTACCGTTTTCATCTTTGCCTTTTTTATCAACAGCACGACGCGCACGTTGGCGCTCCATGCGGTCATCTAGTTCGCCACGCGCTTTTTGTTGCGCGTACTCTTTTTTATACGGTCGTGGTTTGGTTACGTAGGGCATCTTCTTGCTCCTTCATAAGTTTGAGATTTTGAACGGCTAATCTCACTTCCGTTGCCGCTGTGATGCCAAACAAAATTGCAGCAGAGTAGTCTTTGTCTAGAGCTGCATTATGCAATTGCTTCATAGCATTCTCTGCCATCATGCAGGGATGCGCGTAGTCAATGATTGGGTCAACAGGGTAGGTCATTTTTCTTTGTAAAACTCACATGCTTGAACAGGGCACCAGCCGCACAGCGCCGTGGGGTTGGCTTGCCAAGAGTCATTCTCATGCGACAGGCGCAATCGCTCTAGGTCAAACCAAAAATCTCTCCACAACTTTTCTTCGTCGTCTCGGTTGTACTCACTCGTAACAAAATGCTCGTGGGCCACGAATAGCAGCCCCGCCTTGAAATGCTTGACTTCGGGGAAGTGCTTGAACCCCATCAAAGCCATCAACTGCAACTGCTTCGGATCAGGGTAGCGATTGCTGCCCGTCTTGTAATCAACAATAAATCCTTGCTCGCCATCAATCACGATCAGGTCAGCGACACCGCGCACCCAGTAGTTCGGGTCTTTGAAGTCGCATACGACTTTCTCCGCTGTCAGCGCCATCTCGTGTTCGGGGTACTTAGTGCCGGTCATCTCCCTGAGAGGGTCAAGCTGCTTCTTGTACCGCTGGTAATTTTTGAGTAGAGGAGTGCCATCTTTGACGTAGTCCTCAAGAGCCTTGTGAACTTCGGTGCCATACAGCATCTGCTGTGTTTGCTTTTTGGTGAAGTTCTTCAGCACTTTTACTTGCTGGTACTGCCGAGGGCAGTTCTTGTAATCCTTCAGGCCCGAATAAGACCACTGAATCTTGACTGTCATTGAGTGACTTTCGTTCTTTCTTTGATCCCGTAGAACATACCATATTCAGCCTCTTCTCATTGAACCCTTTTTCCTGCGTCCAAAATGCTGCACCGCGCAAAAACAGAAACCAATACGGCTCATTCCCGGCCATGCGTTGAAGATCATTCTGCTTATGTACGATTAAAGTCCCTACGTTGGCTCGACCGCCAAAAATGTTCAGGGCAGCAACTGAGTCGATGTTTGTCCCGCCAAGACAGGCGTTCATCGGTGTCATAGGTTTCTGAACTGGCCCGAGGAAGACCGGCATCTCAAGGTCAACGGAGTACGCTGTAGCTTGTTCTAAATAGTCAGCCAGCGTGGTCGCGTTCAGGCCGTTGTTGTGATAGACAGTCATCCGGCGCTTACACTCGATGGCAAACGTCGCTTCGGGAGCGCACACAACAAAGTCTACCTTCTTGCCGCTCTTGGTACGCACCTGCTCGTCGAACGCCCAGCCCTGTGAGTTAAGCAAATCTCGGATGAGCTGGGTCGCTTTCTCCTCGGTATCGTACTGGCTCGCGTATTTTGCGGTCTCGTAGGCTCGTTGCCGCTGATGGGCCTCGTAGTCGAAACGGATGCTGTCGATGTCAAACGTCGCCATACGTCGCTCCTACTTTGGCTTCACATGCAACCGGAAGTCCCGTAGCCCACTCAGGAGCTTTAGACATGATGCCAGTTATAAACTCTTTAGCCTCGTCAGCTTCGTCCGCTGGTGCAATGACCACCGCCGCGTCATGCACGGTCAGGGCTACACGTCGCTTCTCGTTGATCGCAACCATCTGCGTACCAACAATGATACGTGCCAATGCCTGAACGACGTTCTCCACCACAGCACCGCCCCATATACTGATTGGCCCCTTGCGTGAGTCGTACAAAATCTGGCTCTTGCCGTCCCTGTTCTCACGCCGCAGGTTGGGGTAGCGGATGCGCAACCCATTGGGCAGGATGATCCCCTCGTTGTCATACGATACACAGTTGTGCATGCCCAGAGTCAGCGGGGTCTTGATCTCAGAGTTCATCATCGTAGCGAGCATCGAGTCGCAGTCAGCCCACAAGTCCACCACCTTGTAGTTCGTGGTGCGATACACGCCTACGATCCGTTTCGATTCCTCGTCGTCGATCTTCACACTGACTGGATGTGATGTAGACAAAGTATGTTGCAGCTTAGTCGCCCCGGTGCCGTAGCCTAGCCCAAGTACGCAGGTCTTGCCCACAAAGCGTTCGGTCTCATCAGCCTTGGTCACATTGCGCCCATACACAGACGACGCAAATATAGAGTACACGTCCTGCTTGTCAGCAAACTGCTTGACAACATCCTCTTGACCTGCCCACCATGCCAGCACGCGAGCTTCGATCTGCGATGAGTCTGAGTTAATGATCACGTATCCCTCGGGCGGCACGATGGCCCGCTTGAGAGCCTTCTTCTTTTTGTCCCGGCTTGGCAGGTTCTGAAAGTTAACCTTGTCCGAGCCTGACCACCGACCCGTGTGCGCCCCATAGTATTTCAGGGGAACCGGAAGCGCTCCGTTGTTACGATGCCCGATCCCTATAAACCTCTCAATGCGCCCCCCTTCTAGAGTGGACTTGGTTCCAAGGCGCACCGCGCACAACTGTTGGATGAAAGTATCTTCATGCTCACACAAGGTCAAGAAGCCCTCATCCTTCTTTGCCAGCGCCCATGTCTCCTTGCCCGTGACTGGAGATAATTTCTTCGGAGGGTCAATACCCTCGTCTATTAATACTTGAGCAAATTGCTTGTTGCTCGATAGCTTGGCACGAACTTCCTCTTCGGACGCGCACTCCATACGTGTCATGAGCGACGACAGTAGTGTGGACTTCTCTTCACGCATGGCAATCAGCCGCTCCTCCAAGACGCCTTCGTCCAGATACAACTGCGGGTGGGTGAACATGCGCAACGTCATGTCGATCAGTTTGATTTCCTCACCGGGAAAGTTGTTGATCATCATCGTCAGCAGCTTGTACGTAAGCGCCGTGTCGTTGCAACAGTACTCGCCATAACGCGCAAGCTCTTCGGGCGTGAAGTCTGCACGATTTTTATTCTTGGCGTTGATGACCTCGTTACCCTTCTCTCCGATCTGGTAGCGAATAGCCAGCTTGGCAAGTGAGCCGCCAACCTCAACGCCATGTAACGCACGTGCCATGCACAGCGTATCCAAGTACGCCATCGGCGTGATGCCAAAGTGCCAGTGAAGAATAGCCCCGTCAAACATCGTGTTGTGGGCTAGCAAGAGAGTGTTCTTCCAGTCGTATTGCAGGAGGAACTTACGTATCTCTTCATGGGTGCCTGAAAACCAAACCGGCACACCATCGTTAACTTGCACCGAGACTCCGATCACCTCGAACCTCGGGTCACGAATGTACTCCTCGGTTGTCAGACCCGTCAGAGAAAACTTGTCTCCATAATAGGTCTCAAAATCCAACGTGATCAGGCTCATACATATTCCAACTAAAAGAAACTAGAGGGTGGGGGTACTCGCTGCACTGTCTCCAGCATCCGCTTTTCCCCCGAAAATCAGCGCGTAGTTTGACTGCTTTCGATCTCGCGGTCAAGGTACCACTTGGCCTTCTTGAGGTTCTCCAAGCGCTCGCCTTTGAGGTCTGCACGGGTGATGTACTTCACCACATTGCCGAGGTGATAGTTCAGCTTCTTGGCCTCGATGAAGTCGATGGTCTCGATACCACCCGCCTTGTAGTGCGCGGGATGATTGACCATGTCAGGTACGGGGGGCGTAAGAACTACGGCACCGCGATATTCGGTGGGCTTCTCCGCGCTCTGCATCCGAATCTTCGGCGTTCCATCGGGGTGCCTGAACTTGCGAGTAGCTTCCGCTTTCTTCATCTGCGAGCGGATCACGTACACGTACGCTAGGCTAGCCTTAAACTTTGCTGCCACGTCGGCAGGTTTCGCGTCGGGGTGGGTCATCATGTGCGCACGGATTTTTGTCGCGTTTGATTTTTTAGCCATCATGTTTCCTACTGAATTAAATTAAAACGGGGACTGTTCATGTACGGGGGGTTTGGTTTGTTTCAAGTGAGCGCGGTGCATCCTTTCTAGAATCTTGGCGTCCACGCGAGTGAACGGCCACAGCTCGTTTGGTTTAGGTAGTGGGGGGTTCTTCTTGGGGGTCATAGAACCTTCCCGGCTTTGGAATAGACCATGAATTGCTTGACGTTGATGACGCGCTCAAACTTTGAGATGCCGGGTAGGTTGCTGATGTCGATGCCTTCCTCACGCTTCTTCTCGACCACGTTGGTTTGGTTCTGCGACAGCATGGCGTTGGTGCCCTTGAAGTGCGGGTCTTTGGCAAACATGGATGGGCGGGGGACGTTGCGCCACACAAACGGACTGTCGGGGTGGCACTTGCATTTAGGTTGAGTCATGATGATGCGTACCCATCCGTAATAAATTTGTTCTTGGCTTCCTCAAGCGCACCAATCACCATCAGGCGGTCGGAGGCGGTAGAGGTCTTGATCTTGAACTGGCCTTTGTCTTTCCAAAAGCACAGCACGATCACGGTGTCAGGCTCCTCGTCAATAGCCTCGTTTAGCAGAGCCTTGGCTTGCACTTTGTGGTGATCAGGTATCGTCAGTGTTTTTAGTTTGCTCATTTCTTTTTTCCTGTAGTAGGTCTAGGACAATTTTCAGGGGGAACAACAACACACCAGACAGCTTGCCACCATCGTTTCCCGGCTTCGCTCACGACCCACCGGTCAATATAAGCGTCGGGCATGGCCTTGAGAATTCTCCCAACGTGACTGCGGTCTGTTTGCACCGCCTCGACTATCTCTGCCACAGTCATGCCGTCTGGTGTTGCGCGTAGGGCCACGCGCACTCGGGCTAGTCGGACGTTACTTCCCATCAAGACACTCTTTGCAGATAAATTTCATCGGCCCCCCGGCAAACATTTTGATGTGTCCGCCTTTAGTGTGTTTATCTTTTTGACATTTCCAGCACATGCGTTTCTTGTTTGCCATAGCTTGGTTTGAAGCGGAGTACGCGTTCATAGCCATGACATTTTCAGCCGCAATATTTTTGTAGCCGTTGCCTCTCATGCGTTTGATCTTTCGCGGATCGCGGCGGCGCAGCCGCTTGCTGAGTATTGGTGCAGCACAAGGTCATCACACACCTTCGCACACGCCTCACGCTCGGCTGCGGCGACAAGGGCGGCGAAGCGTTCAAGGAATTCAGGCGTAGCGTCAAAGCCGCCAGCTTGCCGGGTAAAGTTTTCAACGTCCTCGCGGGTCATGTGTTCTTCTCCTTGAGGATTGACTCGGCGCAGGTGGCCGCTTGCAACTTTGTTAGGCTTGATTGGTTGATCGCCGAGAAATCCTGCTCCGTCA